GTCGCCGCAGACCAGTATCCATTCCGTTTCATCGCCGTGAAGGCCCGCCCAAAATCAAAGGGCGGTGGCTGGGATCGCGAGGTGTTCGAGTGACCATCTTCACCCTCGACAACGCCTCCAGGGCCACAGGCATTCCAGTTGCTGATCTGCGGGGGCCGGTCCGCACCCGTCATATCTGCTGGATCCGCTTCGCCATCATGGAATCCATGCGCGACCGAGGCATGTCGACGCCGGCCATAGGGCGCCTGTTCCATCGGGATCACAGCACCATCGTGTCAGGACTGCGCCAGGCTGAGAAGCTTCGCGGCAATCCGGCATTCGAGAACATCAGGAGCGCTATCGCGTGAGCTTTGCCGCACTCGCATGGGCTTCGAAGCAGAACGTCGGTCGTGCGTCCGACAAGCTGATCCTGCTTGCCTATGCTGATCGGCATAATGAGGAAACTGGCTGCGCATATCCCAGCGTGGCCGCGCTCTGCGAATTTAGCTGCCTGGACCGCAAGACAGTCATCGCATCCGTGGCCCGCCTTGAAGCCCTGGGCCTACTCACAGAGACGGGCGACCGCGCCGGAAACACCAAGCAAATCAAGGTTTACCGGGTCAATATCGAAACAGTAGCGAAATTGGAACCGTCCCAAAAACGGAACAGTTCCGAAATTCCCACGAAACAGTCCCAAAAACGGGACACGGAACCTGTCAGGGAACCTATATCCTCAGAAGCTAAAGCTTCTTCGGATAAGCGCGCGAAGCCTTCAAACGAGAATTGGCATCGCCTTCCTGGGGATTGGGAGCCGACCAAACCCCTGCCTGCCGAACTGGCAGCGAAGGTCGCGCAATGGCCACCCGGCAAGATCAACGACGAACTGAACGCCCTGCGAGACTGGGCGGCCAATGCCAAGAACGAGAATGGCAAGGGCCGCAAGCTCAACTGGGACACCGCATGGCATGGCTGGCTGAGGCGAGCCGATCAAGACTGGAGACAGCGCAATGGATCAGGATCACGACCAGTTCAGCAAACCGCAGACGGACGCAGCATGGGACGAACAGAAGCAGCAGGCCGTGGAGCTTATGAAAAGCTCGCTGCGTCAGGAAATTTCCGAGTTGGAAGCCAAGCTGGCCCCGCGATCGCTGGAGGAAATCATAGCGGCGCTCTCGCGCTGCCTGACCCTGACCGCCCCCTCCGGCATGTCGCAGGACGATAGGACGGAATGGCTCATGGTGGCCGCGCCGGAACTAGCCGAACTGCCGTCGATGCTGTTCGATGACGCCTGCGCCCATGCTCGCCGCACATGCGATCATCCGGCGAAGATCATCCCGGCCATCCTGAAATATGAGCCGCCCCATTACTGGAGCGGTCCCGCGCACTTCCGCAAGCTGCTGACAGAGGCGAAGGCCAAACTGGAGAATATCGACGCTCCGCGCCTCAAGCAGACGGTGGACGAGACAGAGAAGCATGAAGTCGGCAGCGGCATGAAGGAATTACTGCGCGACCTCATGAAGAACGCGGAGGCAGGCGCATGACATGCCCACCAACCCCGGTCGCAATCCCTTCGAAGGCAACGACAGTCCGCCGCTTGTCGATATCCGTTATCGCAACGGGATCGTCGTCCGCTGCATCAACCCTGGCAAATATCGCTGGAAGCAATGGCCCACAGGTCCGCACGCCTTCGATATCGTCAGTTGGCAGCCATCAACCGGCAAGGATTACGAGCTTGTTTGGCCGCAGTGATGCAGACGCCTCCACCTACGGGATGAGGTGGGGCGGTATTATTGGGGGAATGTAAGGAAACGATGATGAACCCATACGCGCAAAGCCAAGGAATGATTATCGGGGCGCTGCTGCTCGCCGTTATCTGCGCAGTTTGGAACTGGCTTGCATGAGCCGGTATTTCGTCCAGCGCTGCACAAAGCCTGCACGCTCATTCGATTGGGACGAGCCGACCGGGAACGCTTGGCACATTCCGGTCGCGCCTGAACATGAAGCGGCCGACACCGGCCTGCTCGATGTGAACGGCGATCCGATCATGCGCGCTCCGAACCAGATGGGCTTCGTTTGGACACCCCACCCATGAACACCAAGAGCAAGAGGGAGCGGGGATGATCCGGCTCATGAAACTTGCGGCGCTGTTCTACGTGCTGGAGCTGCTGATTGCCCGCGATTTCCGCCTGCGTGCGGCGGGCAAGCGCCCGGACGAATGGCATTGTGCAGACCTGCTCGCATGGCGATGGGGCGCCGTTCCTGAATATCCGAAAATCGAACAGAGGGAGCGCTGAGAGTATGGACACAGCATCCATCATAACCCGATATCAGGAAATAGGGCGCGAACGGGCTTTGACGGATGACGAGAGCCTGGAGCTGGAGAAGGCTATTCGGCGCGAGGGACCGATGGGTTTGTATCGCAAATGGTCACTGGACGAGCTGCGGGAACTTGCGAAGGCTGCGAAGGTGCGCGGTGGGTTGAAGGCATATGCCGAAGCGACGGGTCGGTCCTATGCTTCGTGTCAGACGCAGCTTGCCAAGGTGAAGCAGCAGAGGCGGCGGCGAGGGATCGCGTTTGTCGGGCGGTTTTTTTATGATGGGGAGATTGGTGACCCGTCTGAAGTAGAGGGAAGTAGATAATGGCAGCCGGTCGCAAAACGGGCGGGCGCAAACGGGGCACGCCGAACAAGCTGACAGGACAGGTCAAGGAGATGATCCTTGCCGCGCTCGATGAGGTGGGCGGCGCTGACTATCTCGTGAAGCAGGCAAGCGAGAACCCGGTCGCCTTCATGGGGCTGGTGGGCAAGGTGCTGCCCATGACAATCAGTGGCCCCGGCGAGAATGGCGAGCATGTTATCACGACGATCACGCGGAGGGTGGTGAATGCTGGCGAAGGGTGATCTTGTCATCGACACCCCGGCTTGGTTCGTGCCGTTGCTCCCGCCAGCTCGCTACAAGGGCGTTCACGGCGGGCGTGGCAGCGGAAAATCCCATGCAATGGCCGAGTATGTGGTCGAGCGCTGCATCATGGAAAAGACCAATGTGGTTTGTATCCGTGAGGTGCAAAAATCACTGGCGCAATCCGTCAAGAAGCTGATCGAAAACAAGATCGAGGCAATGGGTGTCGGCCATCTGTTCGAGGTTCAGCAGTCCCTCATTAAGGGGCCTCATGGCGGGTTAATCATCTTCACCGGCATGGCGAACCATACGGCGGATACGATCAAGTCGCTGGAGGGGTTCGACATCGCATGGTTCGAGGAAGCGCAGTCCTGTTCGCAACGGTCGCTTGACCTCTTGCGGCCGACGATCCGCAAGCCGGGGAGCGAGTTGCTGTTCACCTGGAATCCATCGATGCCAACAGACCCGATCGATGTTCTGCTGCGCGGCGAAACGCCACCACCGAACGCCATCGTGGTACAAGCCAACTACCGCGATAACCCATGGCTCCCCGATGTGCTGCGGGAAGAACTGGAATATGACCGCAGCCGCGATCCCGACAAGTTCGCGCATATCTGGCTGGGCGAGTATCAGCGCAACAGCGAGGCGCGGGTTTTCCGGAATTGGCGCGTGGAAGAATGTGAGCCGCGTGCTGGCGTGACGTTCCGCTTCGGCTCGGACTTCGGTTTCAGCGTGGACCCGTCTTGTGCGCTTCGCTGCTGGACTGAGGGCCGCAACCTGTATGTGGATTACGAGGCCTATCGGATCGGCTGCGAGATTGACCAGTTGCCCGACCTGTTCATGTCCATACCGGAGATTGAACGCTGGCCCATGGTGGCTGACACGTCGCGGCCTGAGACGATCAGCTATCTACGGCGGCATGGCTTCCCGAAGATCCAGCCAGCGATCAAGGGCGCGCGCTCGGTTGAGGAGGGGGTGTCATTCCTCCAGACATATGACATCATCGTGCATCCGCGCTGCGTGCATCTCATTGATGAACTGACGCTCTACTCGTTCGAGGTGGACGACCTGACCGGCGCCGTGCTGCCGAAGCTGGCGGACAAGGACAATCACCTGATCGACGCGCTCAGATATGCCATGGAGGGGGTGAGACGGGCTTCGGCCGCCAGGCCAGCGCCGACGCCCGTCACCCCGCCCCGCGTCCGCACGGCGTTCAACAGGAGGTGATATGACAAGATCGGAAGTGATTTCTATTGTGGCAATCGCGATAGCTGTTGCGAACATGATCGTGCTGGCGAATCTATAGAAAAGGTTTAATCGCCTCGTCCTCTCCGCTGTGCCTACCGTCCGCGTATGGAACACGACACCGCGCTTGAACAGGACAAGGCCGCCGAGAATAGCGAGCGCCTGGCGAAGATCCATGCTCGCGCCCTGAAGCGCTTCGATGCAACCGCAGTTCCCCAGATGGAGATGCGCGCCGAGGCACTGATGTGCCGCCGCTTCATCGCCATCCCCGGCGCGATGTGGGAAGGC